AAACTTTGATACCCAGTGACTGCTCCAAGAAGCGTAACAGAACCCGTACCAGTAGTGGTCGTAGTTTCCTGCACTCTATCAGCAAGGACTAAAGCCATTTATGGCTCCTCGTTAACCAGCAGCGCTGAGTGTGTAAGTTACGTTGATTGTATCGCCAGAAGTAACTGTTTTAGAACCAGCCGTAAATGCGCCAATACTAAATAAAGTGCCTGTGGTATTATCAATCGCTGTAGATCCACCTACGTTAATAAATGCGCCATATACAGTTCCAGAGCCAGTCATGCTAAACACCACCGCAGCGCTGGTTGACAGAACGGAAGGGTTAGCACTTGTTGCGGCTGAGAAAGCTGGGGTCTTGCGTGTGCCTGAGTAAGTAGGGGCATTAGTACCACCAACTTCATACCAACCAGCATGCGAGCTTTGTGTGTCTGTATAAGCAGGGGTAAACGTACTTGATCCATTAGCTCCTCCTAAACCCATGACAATCGCACCGCCGCCTGTATTAGCAAAGTACGAATTTAATAAATTTTGACGACCAACGTTAGTTGTTAGGTTTTCAAAGGTATCAGACCACTTCTCAACGCCGTTAACATCAAAACAAGTGGCTACGTATGTGCCTTCAAGTCCAACAGTTTCAGTGGCACCGCCACCATAAGAAGCACTAGCTCCGAAGCTATCGCCCATTTTTGTAATTTCAGAACTCATAATTGCTCCTAACTAAATCTAATAATGGCGTCTGATGCAGTATCCGCCGGAAAAGTGACTGTAAATGTGTTTGTTGCGGTTTTATCCGACCCAAAATTTAGTACACAAACTGATGTATTTGTAGTGCTATTGTATATTAAAGCACCTCTACAAGTAAAGGATGCTGGGTTCCAAGTGACATCTGAAAAGGATACAGATACTGTATTTGCGGAAACATTGGATGTTGGTGGGATAACTGTTAAAACCTTACCTCCAGCAGTATAACCAGTACCAGTAACTTCATTGGTAGTTGTATATATTGTGGTTTCATTGCTTAGATTAGCGTTTCCGTTATATAAAGCAATTTTATATGTATATGATGTTCCTGCAGCAAAATTCTGTACCCCAGATAGGCAATCTTGTTTAAATGACGTAGTTAAGCCTTGAACTATTGACATTATGGGTTCACCACTATTTTAGCTTGACCATTACGATAAGCATCGCCACGCTCAAGACCTGTTCCAAGACGGTTCAATTGAGCAACAGCTTCTTGGTATTTATTCTCATAATAACCAACAAGGTCTGCTTCACCCTTCATAAATAGCATTGCTTCACGCATAGCACCATAGAATAGAACAGGATCATAATTATCACCTAGCCAGCTAGTCCCTGCAGCATTTGAAATAGAAGATACTGGAATAGAAAATCCAGATCCAGTACTGCCTAAAGATGAACAAGAAAGAATGTCACCAACAACATAGAAATTGCCGCCAAATTTAAGGGAACAGCTAACAATAACTCCACCAGAAATAACAATATCTGCTGTAGCATTAGCTCCAGATCCACCTGTTAAAGCCACATTTTGGTATACCCCATTGGTATATAACGAACCAGCAGTAATTGCTCCAAAATTAGAAATTTGACCTTGAACAATGGTTGGAGGGTAATAATAATAATGCATTTCTACTGGATAACTTTGATCTGGAGTAGGAGCAACCATTAATGTCATTTCATTAACATTGGAAAACTGAGATCCAAATAGTGCGTAATATGCTGGCACTCCTCCGGGAGTTCCTTGATATGTTGGTGATGTATAGACTACGGTAGGATAGGCTTCTCGTAAGTAATTGACGTCTTTATTAAGCAAATAGTTATACCTATTTGTTGAATCAATTACCGCCAAAGAAAAGTTAGAGAGCCAATCATCCGGCAAAGAAATATACTGATTTCCAGCCGTTAATGTTCCAGTAACGTTTTTACGTAATGCTGGAATTTGAACTGAGTTATATACATACGATCTTCTGCTTCCTGCACAAATACAGGAATGTTCGCTACAAACAACTGTTCGGTGTTTTCAGCGTATGCTTGGATCGAGTTATATAACGTTTCGTAATTCATTAGGCCATAGGTCCACGAGTTTTAATGCCTTTAGTAGCGGCTCCGTAACCACGCATAGTCTTTTCACCATTCTTGTTTTGGGCAGTATAGTTACCTTTATTAGTTCCACCAACGGCAATATTGTACTTGTCCATTGGATTACCGCTAATATCTGTAACATCTTTAGCTGCAGCTACTGGGTTTTGCATTGGTTGCTTATAAACACCAATATCATTACCGCCACCTTCTGGATATGTAAAACCAGTATATGTACTAGCTGGTTTAGCATTTTTGGCATCACCTTCAGCAACCCAAGCATTTTTGGTTTCTGTTGATGGAAATTTTTGATTAGCCATGATTAACGACCTCTGCCAGATGATTTTTGAAACATAGCACGAGCCATATTACGGCCCATTTCTTTCATCATTTTCCCAAGCTTTTGTGGTCCTTTTTTTGGACCTGTTTCAATGCCTACTACTGGGCCTGAATCGCCTAAGTTTTTACCTTTAGTTTTACCTGTTTTGGTAACTCCATCGGCTGCTTTTCTGAATGTCATATTTTACTCCTAACTTGTTGATATTGTTACTGTACCTGTTTGACCTATGCAGATCAAGTTGTTCGGGGTTAAAACCGAATCAAAACTACTTGCTCCACCAACTGGGCGCCATCCCCATTGGATTTGTCTACTACCATCAGTTGGATATCCAAAATCATCTTGATTATATACGTTTGAATCATAAATATTGGTACCTAAACCAGTTTGTCCACCCATATAGTAACTAATATCAGGTCTTGGTTCCCTTACTGCTTGTGGGTCATTGACTGGATACATTCCTAATTGTAACTGAGGTTGATCTGGCTCCCAACACTCAGGACATACTTTAATGCTTACTTGCTTGGTCTTAATGACTAGCTTTTTTAATTCAACTAATTTGTATCTTTGACCGCATCTATCACATTCCGCAATGGAGTGCTTGCCACTAGCATATTTACTAGGCATTACTACCTCGAATAAAACAGGTTACGAGGAACAAATCGAATAGAAGCCTTTTCACGGTCTTCTTGAGCAGCTAAATCAAATGCCTCGTCGTAAGCCATTTTAAGCCCCGCTACACGGTTTAAATCAACATCAGGTAGCTTTACACTCAAATGGTAAGCCAAGCCCGCTGCAATGGCTGGAATGAAGCGGAATGGCATATCTTCTGTATTTGTACCGTCTCCAGCATCTTGTACTCTACGCATACGGTAATACACCAAAGTGTATTGATTTCCGGGAGAGCTAGGAGTAGGCCATACGTTTACACAAGGAATATTGTTTGTATATACACCATCTAATGCGTTATGTGGGGCGGCTACTGTGCCATTTTGACCACGCCAAGCATTTAAAATTTGATTTCCTACAATATTTTGATATCCAATAGTTTCTGTAACACCATTAGTTGTGATGTTAATAAAGCCAGTAGTACGCAAATTTGCTGTAGAAGTAAGGGTAATCGTGGTATCTGTAGCTGAAATAGGATACCCAGCAGCAATAGTAGTGTTAGGAACTGTAGCTACATTACCAGACTGACGGTCAACCCACATCTGAATTGGGCGTCCGTAAGCGTTTTTATTAGGAATAGTGGAGTAAGTAGACTCCGATATCCTGCTAATATTAACGTCGCTTTGGTTTGTTTGTTGACCATTATAGACACGAGTTACAGTATCTAGGAGATCAATTGTATCTACTGGCAATGGATAGATTGACTGACCAGTGTTTAAAACAATCTGACCTTGCTCAATAGTCCATAGGTTAATGCCTTTATTAGCCCACTCAATAGTCAATAAATTAACTGATCTACGGGCTGTGCGGAAGTCATATCCAGAACGAAGCTCTTTGCCACAACGTTCAAATGCCTCTTCTACGAGGTCATTCATTGTTAAATTAAACGATGTGACTCCTGTTGTGCTCATTTTGCCTTAGCCTTTGTTGTTTTTTTAGCAACAGTTTTAGCAACTACGGCTGGTTTTTTGATGGCACGAGTAGTAGCTTTTTTTACCTGTGGCTTACTTTTTTTAGTTTCTGCAGGGAAAGTCCATAATTCAGGCTTTACATCCTCGCTAGGGCCAAACTTGCTTAAAGCCCACATTAGAATCTCTCTAATCATGATTTTGCCTTTTTTGCAGTTTTAGCTGATTTAATAAAATCCGCTTTAGTAGGCGCACCCTTAGATCCAACAGAGCGCATCTTTTCACCAGAGCCAGACTTAATGCGTTTTTGCTTTGCATGAATATTGGCATATAAGCCAACCTTACCGCCTTCAGCATATTGCGTAAAGTCAGTATCATCACGGCGAGCTTTTTTAACGCCTTTACCCATCTTGGAAGGCATAATATCACCCATTCCACGGCTAGGTCTCATGCTCTAGTCTTTCCACGGATGCAGCAACCGTCAGCACGTTTAGATGCAGAAGATACCTTACCGCCCTTTTTTAATCCTAAACTTTCTAACATTGTTGCAGAGCGTGGGCTACGTCCTTCTTCACGGCTTTTTTCTTGATCAGCAGCTTCAATGGCTGCGCCACCTTTTTCTGCAAAATCTTTTGTAGTGCTAGGAAAGTTTTTTGAGCCTTTTCTAAGATCAGGACTATATGTCTCCATGTTAATATAATCGCTAGTTTTTGGATTGGATTTTCTATCCATGATATTGCTGGCAGATTGGTTATACGCATCTACCGCTCTTTCTTGCGCTGCTCTTTTAACCTCTTTAACTTCAGCATCAGCTTTCCAACCAGCTTCTTTGGATTTAATTTTGCTTAGTTCGTCTTTATCAAAAGCCATGATTACTTCTTCCCAGCTTTGCCGCCCATACACATCATCATACCTTTAGTTTTGCCTTTTTGGGCAATACCATCAGCACGGGCAGAAGCGGATCCGCCTTTAGCCATTTTGATAGGAGCCGCACCAAATGTACCTTTACCAGATTTAGCGCCACCTTGGATTCCCAAAGTTTTGTTGCTACGCTCTTCTTTACCTTTAGTATGACCACGCTTTTGAACAGCGCTTTCACCGTGGGAAAGAAGTTTATTTGATCCAGCTTCTACATCTTTAGACATTGAGCTTGGTTTTGGGGTTTTATCGTACTTTGCCATTGTTGTTCCACCTTTATTAAGTTTAGACAGGTCTGTCTTTTTTGATTCATGTAACTGTTTATCGTGCATACCAAAAGCTTTTTTGATAAGCGTTTTATCTTCTTTAATATCATCATGCTTCATAGATCCACCTTCTTTGAACTTACGTCCTTTATCGGCTGCTGCAAAATCCTTACCAACAGATTGTTTAATACCAACTTTTTTAGCAAAAGATGGGCTATGGGCTACAGCCATCATTAAATTGTGTTGTTTTTTAGATACACTTGGCATTATTTTACAAACTTTTCAAACAGAGCTACGATTAAACCACCAAACAAAACCGCAATTACATTAAATACAGTCTGCATAGTTCTTCTACTAGCAGTTTGTTCCCCAAGCAGTCTTTGTATTTCGGCTAGACATTTTTTAACTTCTTCCATGTCTTTAACAAGTTTGTCCATATCTGCCTGTAAATGCTCAATATCATTAGCATGTGTTGCCAACTCTCTGGCAGTTTCAATTGGGTTAATGTTGTTCATTTACAGGCCCATCTCTTCAAACTAGCTGCCTTACGAGTAGGTTTGCCATTTTCGTCTTTCATTGGTCCGGGCATACCAGACATACGAGCGCAGAATGACTTCTTCCTAGCCCCACCTTCAGGCTGTGGAGCCTTTAAATTACTACCTGTAGCCTTATTATAAACAGCACGGCCTTTAGCAGTGAGACCAGCCCCTTTCGAGACTGGAAGTTTCTCACCTCGCCCAACTGCAAGAGAAGGAGTCTTCTTAGCCATATTGAACTGTTTGATAAGTAATATTACTTACATTAACATAAAGACCATTATTAACTAACATACCTTCACCTTGGAACAATACTTGGAAAGGTTGAACTGCGGTACCTGTATTGTAGCTAGTTAGCCATTTATTTGGGTAAATACTATTTGGATTAGAAATAGCATTAGAAACATAAATACAACCTGTAGCAGTACCAATAGTACCAGTATTAATATCAGTAATAGTAAATGTATCTGCAGTAAGTTTAGTAATTACATAGTTNCCAGCCGTAGCAGAANCACTAGATAACACAGAAAAAGTAATACCAACCGTTTGTCCTGTAGATAGCCCATGAGCCGTAGAAGTTACTGTAACTGTATAGCCAGAACGTGTATAAGTACCAGTAGTTACAGGGGCTATAGCAGTATCAAATATATCAAGACCACCAGCAGTACCATTACCTTGATACACTAAGTTTTTAAGGCGTAAACGCCCAGTTACCATAAAACCAGAACCGCTTAAATGCGACCCTTTTACATCATATTGCATTGTCATAATTAATCTCCTAAAGATTTAAGTAGGGGCCGAAGCCCCGTGGGATTAATTAGACTACTTCAACGCCAGTGTCGTATACAAAATAGTGAATCAAACCAGTAACAGTGCCAACACCAGAAGTATTAGAAGCAGAAGTAACAACAACTAAGTTAGTTGCATTAGCTACGTTACCTAAAAAAGCACCGCCAGTAGCCGCACCAAGAGCAACAGTACCACGAGTAACTGCAGCATTTGCTAGCAATCCTGTTGGAACGTTTGTACCAAGAGTAGTAGTTTGACCGGGGCCAACGCCTGATAATGGAGTAAAGCCCATGTTGATCGTGCCAGAAGTACCGGCAGTTGTAACGCTAACTGAAGTAACTACAGCGTTAGCTGGGAGAACAAGGGACTCACCACCAGATACGTTAGTTACGTTTGCTGACACTGCTGCATTAGCAATATAGAAAGGTGTATACATACCCATTGAACCTGCTTGAGCAGTACGAGTTGAATCACCACCTGTTGAACGCCATACGGCGGAGGTTGTTGATGTTGTCATAACGAATTGTCCTTCATACAAAGATAAACCTGTTAATCGTGTATGCGTCTGCTGGGGCAGTTTAACAGGTCATTCACCCAGTTTGCACAATATTACTACTATTTAAAATTAATGCAAGTAAAAAGCCCCCGAAAGGGCTTGATTTAGAAAGGCATTGTAATGCTGTGCATCCGTTTAACAGTTTTAACCAAATCATTGGTTGCTGAATCGCTAATAAACTTGTTCATTTCAATAGCTGCATCAATAACTTCCGCAGTTGTAGGGAACTTTGGCGCTAAATCTGCTGTTTTTTTACTGGTTTTATCGGCTAATTCCCATATTTGTAACTGGGCTTTGTACTGGTTTTCCAAGAATTCTTTGGCAGTTGTAAGCAGGGAATAGCGTAATTCAAATGGATTGTTCATGTAAAACTCCTAATTGTGTGTATTGTGTGTATGAGCAAGTGCTCAAATTCTATTTTACCATAGAAAAACCCCGCCTTGTGAGCGGGGTCTAAACTGATTTACGTTTAATTTAGTGCTAATTAAGCACCTGCAGAACCATACATTCCTAGTGGATCTGACCAGCCGAAGCTGTAACGCTCACGAGACTTGTAACGAACNTTACCAGTATCGAAATCACCNTCCATAGAATTCTGGAGTGGTGTACGCTCAAAGTGCTTCATACCGTTTGGAACATCAGTTGTCAAGAACCATGCGTTTGTGTCGGTCAAGAAATGGTTAATTGCATAACCTTCTGGGATCGAGCCATTGTTTTTGAGTGCGTTGATGTCGTTATCGTTTGTACCAACACGCAATTCAGTTTCGAGCAAGCGAGTTGCAACGAACTGGAGTGCAGGTGGAACAACCAATTTACGTGGTTTAGCAGCGATCAAGAGTGAACGCTCATCTGTCCACAAGCTGATTTGAATAACAGCAGACTCCAAAGAAGTCTCATTCAAGTCAGATGGTGTTGAAGGAACGTTACTGTTTGTACCACCAGAAACCAAAGTATGTGTTGCAGAGAACAATGTAGTACCATCGCCGCCGTTGTAGCCAGCAGTAAATCCATTGTTCAATACAGCAGCAGCTTTAACTTGCTTGGTGTAAGCCATAGAACGAGCCAATGCCTTAGTATAACGAGCAGACAATGAGTCATACAAGTTATCTTCGATAGCTTCTTCAGTTAAGCTGAAGCCCATTGCAATTGTTTCATGGTTGTAGCGAGCGGTCCATGCTTCTTGACCGTTGTCGTAAGCAATTGCGGAGCCTTCGTTTTTAACTGGGGCAGCGCTGAAACCAGAAAGTTTGGTTTCTTCTTCGAATGAACGCTCAGAAGATTCAGTTTCGTAAATCTCTTTATGTTCTTCGCCGTATTTTGCATACTCAAGACCGAACAATGCGTTCAATCCGGGGAGCAACTCTTTCAGTAGTTGTGCACGAGAAATAGCCATTTAATGCTCCTTAAGCTGTGTAATCAACGCCGGTAAGGGCAGTTAATTGTGGGTTGTTGATCTTCACAATAACTTCTGGATAGAAGACTGTGCCGGTTGCGTTTGCATAAGAAGTGTCAGGAACAACAGCTACAACACGGAAAGGCAATGTTGTTGCATTACCAAGGGCATTGCCCGGTAATACGATAGCAGCTACTGAATCACCAGTAGTTGTAGAACCAGCAGTATACGAAGTTTGAGCTACGTTTGTGCCGATAATTGTTGCATTTGCACCAGTTACTACGCTTGTATTACCAGTAGTTGTTACAGCAACTTTGAAAGCGGCTGATGGATCTACTACAACATAAGCGATTGGGTTTGTTACGCCGCTTGATGGGCAATATTGAGCTTCAACAGTTTGACCTGAAGAGTTTACATATTGGCAACCTACGAATGTACCAACAATGGTACCTGTAGTAGTTGCAGCGGAAGTTTGAACAGTACCACCTGCGACGATTTTAACTGTATCGCCGTTATAGATTGCTTGACCAGATGTAACTGGATACTGGAGAGTAGCGCCAGCATATGGTAAGCCATCAATACGGTTTACAGCTTTAAAGCCGTAGGGAGCGGATATGGTTGGATAAGCCATTTAAATACTCCTAAAGATTAAATTTAACTACCTTTACCAAAGCTAGTCGTAGATTTCCGCTCATTAAAGATTGGCATCCTTGGGTCGCTTTGACGCATTAAATTGTTATCTACAGCTTCAGTTTGAGATTCACTCTGTCTTGCATAATGTGCATTACGTTGTTGAACAAACTCTACTGGAGTTTTGCAAAGTAACAATCCACCGATTTCAATATTGTCCTTAAAGCGACTAGTTGGATCAGCTAGCAGTTGGAACTTTGGTTGCTCTTCAAGTCTTACAGGTTCCCATCCTTCACGCAATTTAGCGCTTAAGTTACGGGGATCTGCATTATTTAAAGTTGCAACCCTAATCCATCTATACGCAAAGCCAGCCTGTTTGTCAGGTTCGGGAAGTAACTCTGGTTGCTGCCACTGCATTGGGCGCTCGCTCATTACTCTGGTTTCTACTTCACGGTCAATTCGTTTCTCAGCCATGTTAGGCCTCCAATTTTAAAAGTTCACGGACGTACTGCTCTGGGGTAAGACCAAGCTTTTTCGCTATCGCAACCTGCGATGTCTTTAGCTTGACTTTTTTAGATGCGGTCGATCTAGTTGCCGGAGCTACTACCGTTTTGGGTTTTGCTTTAGGAGCGTCTTCCTTTTGCTCTTCCACAACTTCTTCAGATTCCTCAAAATTCTCTGGAAATCTTCTTCGCATTGTTTTGTCCAACGTTGCGTAATACTCATTAGAACCAATCTTCACACCCTGCCTTTTGAGCTTTTCGTGGAGTCCTAGCGCTGAAGCGGTCATCTCTTCGTCCTGTCCGAACCAAGGATTACTTTCTTGCCATTCCACTACTTTGTCATCTAAACGAGGTGCAGTTTGATGCTGATGTTGTATTTGTACATCAAATTTTTCTTCTTGTAAAGGCTGAGGATTAAAGTTCTTTACTTGCTCCTCTTTTAGTGCTGCCTTTGCAATAGCTTGTTGAGCATCAACCATAGCATCTGAATCGCCAGACTCATATGCATCTTTGTATGCCTTTTTAGCCATTTTTAACTGCAATTTGGCTGAATCCTTAATTGCTTCTTTATATTCCTCTTGTCCGCTATTAATCATAGCCTTCATTCGGTTATTGTCTTGCAATAAGCGTTGGGCAGCATCAATAGCTGCTTGGCGCTCCCTTTCGGCTTCATCAGCACGGCGGCGCTCGTCGTTCCAGACACGCTTCATCTGGATCATCTTATCTTTAGCGTCTTTGCTATATTTGTCTAATTCGTCAACTTCTACTTCCAGAGCTTTGACTTTAGCTGGATCAGCAGGTTTGCGTCCACGGTCTTCTTCTGGTGTATCGTCTTCAATTTCGATTTCTAAAGTATCTTCAACTTTTTCGTCTGGAAATTGAAATTCTTCTTCTTTAAATTCTGCCATGTCTTGGCTCCTTAAATGAATTTACGTTGAATTCCACGGGGATCTTGAACTACAGCTTCCACGGAGTCATCATTAATGATCCTGAATTCACGGTC